GATCTGGTGCCTGGTGTCAAGACTTGGTTCGGGCAGAAATATAAAGAGTATCCGATTGAATATTTGGATATTTTTGAAAAGGGTAACTCTACAAAGGCTTTTGAAGAGGAAGCTGGCGTAACTGGGTTCGGGCTTGCAGCTGTGAAGACTGAAGGAGCAGGGATTGCATATGATGAGCAAGAGCAAGGATTTGTTAGTCGCTACACTCATGTAACGTATGGTCTTGGGTTTATTATTACTAGGGAAATGTACGAAGATGGTATTGCGGTTACGGTTGCTTTGCGTCGTGCAAATGCTCTGGCCTTTAAGTATGTTTGCCCCAAAGAGATCATTGGGGCAAACATACTTAATCGGGCGTTTACTGCTGCTTATACTATGGGGACTAATAGTGATGGTAAGGAGCTTTGTGCTACTGATCATCCGAATAAGTCTGGTGGAACTTGGCAGAATGAACTCTCTACTGCCGCTGACCTGAGTGAAGCTGCTCTCGAGCAGGCTTGCATCGACATTGCAGCATTTACTACTGATCGGGGACTCAAGATCGCGATTATGCCACAGAAGTTGATCATTCCTACTGCACTTGAGTTTGACGCTATGCGGATTCTCGAATCTATTGGGCAGTCCGGCAGCGCGAATAATGATATCAATGCTATTCGGGCTTCGAAGAAGTTTCCACAAGGCATCGCTGTGAATCATTACCTGACGGATAGTGATGCATGGTTTATTAAGACCAACTGTCCTGATGGCCTCAAGTATATGGAAAGGCGGCCGGATGCATTTGGAACTGAGAATGATTTTGATGCCGAGAATGCAAAGTTTAAAGCAACTTTCAGGGGTTCGTTTGGTTGGTCTGATCCGCGAGGCATTTTTGGTTCGCCTGGTGCTGCATGATAACTTGGTGTTCATAAGTGAACGGCCAAGACTAAATTTTAATACTAGCGTTGGAAGGACCCAATCTTCCAACGCTGCTCTGAATGAGGAGTGGTAAAAATGGGAAAATATTCTTTTGGTAAAAATGGCCCGACTTTCGAAGGCAATGCAATCTTTCCTGCCTTCGCATCTGTAACTACTACTGCTACACCTGCATCAGGTTCCTGTGCAGTTCAATTTGTTTTCAAAGATGTCTTTGGTAATGCTGTTACGGCTCCTGTATCTGGGATGCTTTATTTAAGTACAAGCTCTGCCGGATTATCTCATAATTTAGCTACTACAAGTCTTGTAAAATTGACTAATGGTGCTCTTACTAATCTTGGTAGTGCTGGGCCGAGTTTGTTTACTACGACTGCAGCTGGATTGCTTGGACTGACTATTACTGCCGCTGCTGCTAGTTATTATGTTGTTTTTGTCAAGCCTGATGGTTCATTGCTGATTTCTTCTGTTTGTACTGTAAGTTAGTATGACGCTTAGAGGAAGTTAAAAATAATTAAGTAACTTTAACTTTCCATAGAAACAAAATAAATTTCTATGGAAACTTAAGTTTACTTAGATCAGCTGGTTTCTTATTAATTTAATTGGTGAGGTAAATAATGAAGATTATTAATATTATCTTTTTGTTGTTATTAGTTTGTAGTACGAATTCTTTTGCTGCTTGGTCAAGAGTAGGTGGTATTGAAGCTGGTGCAATAGGTAGTCATGGATCTCCTACAGTACAATTTACTTATGAGTTTACTGCTACTGTTGAAAATACTATTGATACACTTACTCTTCCGACTGCTGGTGGATGCATTACTTGGCTATATCTTGATTTTCTTACTCCAGCTCCAGCTTCTATTACTACTACAGTTAGAAATAGTTCAGCACTTACTGTTACTGGACCTTTAGCTGATGCTTTAATAGCGGATGGAATCTTGTATCAACCAAACACTGGAAATCCTTTATGTCTTGCAAAAGGCTTTACTTATGCATTTACAGGAACAATTACTGTAGGTGATAAATTTCGCGTTATTACTGAGGCAATGGTTAATGATTAATATGAAAAATACTTATAGCAAATCAATTACATTAGCACTTTTAGTAGTTTTGTTAATAGCTGGTAGTGCGTGGGCTATGAAACCATTATATCTATTAACAATGTTTTATGGTGGTACAGTAACAAAAACATATTTAGCATTTGGAGCTGAAAAAATAACACTTGGCGGCAATTATGTACTTGTGAGGGAATAATGAAAAAGAGACTTAGTTTTATCATTGTAACGTTGCTGTCCTTGCCCGTATTTGTTTTTGCTGATGTTGATGGTGATTCAGATGCAAATGGTTATTTAGATGTGGCTAAAGGGGGTACAAACTCAGCTACTGTGGTAAATGCAAGAACATCACTTGGAGTACCCGCTACAGCAACAACTCTCGTTGGATCATGTACTGTAGGACCTTGCTTAGATGGTACTTCAGATGGTGGAGACTTAATTAAACTATATGGACCAAGCGGGTTTTGGACCTCGTTGCAGGCTGGTAATGCTGTAGTAAACAGAAACTGGAGATTGCCAATAGATGCTCCGCCGGCTGCCGGCACTACTAGGCTAATTAATGTTGATGAGAATACTCAAATGGGTCTTGTTGATCCGGCAACATTCGCTGAAGCTCTTGGAACAGATGATAACTATGTAACGGACGCTGAGAAGACCGTTATTGGTAACACCAGTGGCACTAATACAGGCGATCAGACCTCAGCCTCTGCACTTACTGTAACAGCAACTGGATTTGATGGCAACTTGACGATTACCGATGATACTGTTCAGGAGGTTGCTCAAAAACTTGATGATCTTTCGGTAACAGGCGGATACACTAACCTTACGTCCTTTTTAACTCAGACAGCTTGGAGAATGTTCTACTCTGATGGCTCGGGTGATGTCAAGGAACTCGCTCTTGGTTCAGATGGTGAATACCTGAAATCCAACGGTGCAGCAGTTGCTCCGTCGTGGTCTACCCCCTCTGGTGCGGCGCATGATGCCGTCACCCTGGGCGATCCGACAAACGGGCTTTCTCTTGCTACACAGCAACTCTCTCTCGGCCTTGCCTCTGCGGGAGTCACTGGGGCATTGTCCGGCACGGATTGGAGTACATTTAACAATAAGCAGGCGGCACTGACCAACCCAATCGTAGCGGCAGGAGCACAGTCTATCACCGGCGCGAAGACCTTTGATCCCTCAATGCTGAAGGTAAAAGGATCATCTACTGGTGTTACTTCGATTGACAGCACCAACTCAAGCGCGACGAATTACACCCTGAGTTTGCCTGCTGCTGACGGGACACTCGCTCGCCTCTCTGATATTACTGGCACAAATAGCGGCACCAATACCGGCGACGATGCCACGAACTCGCAGTATAGCGGACTGATCACCAGCAAGACCGCGAATTACATTTATGCTGCTCCAAACGGATCAGCCGGCGTGCCGTCCTTCCGGGCGATGGTAGCGGCAGACGTACCAACCCTCAACCAGAACACCACCGGCACGGCAGCAGGGCTTTCTGGTACTCCAAATATCACGGTTGGGACTATCTCCGCAGGCGCGGCAGGATTCACGATTGATGCAGATGGCGATATGTCTGTAAAATCCATCTCCACCACAGCCGCAGATGGTAGCCGCAGATCAATCATTCCCAACAACACCAGCATTGCCCCGCTCGCAGATGGCAGCGAAGAAATATACAATGAAGGTGGTGCACTGAAGGCGGTCGAGAATGACACTGAGTATGATATCATTCTCTCCCGTGATATTGGCGGGGCGGTCCAGGCATATGACGCAGACCTCGATGACCTTGCCGATGGCACACTCAGCGAATCGAAAATTGATGCTGCAATCGCAAGGGACACTGAGGTGAGGGCAAAATACGTCAGCGGCACAGAAGCCGATTTCTACGGCACTCTGCTCGACCCACAGGCAATCTACGCGGTATCTCCCTCGGTAACGCTCATCAACGATGTTCCGGCAGCATTCACCATCACTGAGATATCCGTCTCCTGCGATGCCAACCCGACCACAGAAACGACATTCACTTTTCAGCACAAGGCAGCGGGAATTGGTTACGGCACTCCAACCACGATTGAGGCTGTCTTGACTGTCAACGGCGCGGCAACCATAACATCAGGTATTGACGATACAACTATTCCGGCAGGCACAAAAGTTTTTGTCACGCTCTCCGACCCGGACGACGCTTTGAATGAATGCTCGTGGCAGATTGAGGGGGATTGGGATTGATTATGAAAAAACTCATACTGGTTTTATTGCTGGCGCTGATTCCCGGCCTGTCGTTTGCTGGATCACATAATGTCGGTGTGACGATGGCGAAGGTGCAGGGTGGTACGTATCTGTTCGACTGGGATGCCGAGACAGATACGGCAAATCTAAGCTCTGGTACAGTCCAGGCCACAGTCAACGGAGATCCAACACTCTCCACGGATTACGCAGCATCTCCCACACAGTCGCTCAAGGCGACTGGGAGTTATGATTATTACCGCTTCACCGCGAATGCCTATAATCCGCTTGGCGGTGTTATTCGGCTGAAACTGTATAGTAATTACACGCTCGTAGGGTCATCAGCAAGGGCATTAACTATCTATGGAAATACGAGCAACAGTATAGAAGTCTATCACACAACGACAGATAGAGTAGTCTTCGCTTACAAACTGACTGGAACTATTCTGTACGCGATATCAAGCAACAACACGATGCTGTCAGGACAGTGGAATGATATTGCACTTACATACAGCCAAAATGGCGGAGCAACAGACTGGTCGTTGGCGATTAACGGGAGCGCAGCGGGGAGCGGTTCTATGGCCGGAGTGTGGGACTCAGGCGTAACCCCGGCCAGAATTGATGTAGGGGCAACCACAGGCACCGTTCCTGTCAACCCGCTTTATATTGATGATGTGAGAGTGGAATGAGAATACTACTGGTTGTCATAATGTCTCTATGGGCGTCAACGTTATGGGCCGCCCCGAGTGTAACATCAGTATCCGAGGCAATTTCTCAGGGGAGCCAGGTAACAATTGCAGGCTCGGGGTTTGGATCTCACGCAGACCATAACACCTCTCGGGAATACCTGGCGGCGGGGTGGGAAAACTTTGAAACAGGTACTGCTGATTCGATATTTACGGGCAACACAGGGGTTGCCCTGGAGACGAACACAGCCCTTCAAAAAACAAATAGCAGTTACGCTGCAAAAGGATATTACTGGGCCACACCTCAAGCATATACGAACGTGTGGGGAACGGCTAAAAACACCGCGCTAATGTATGGTTTTCACTTGCCACTTGCGACGTTTCAGAAAAAGATTTTCATTTCCGGGTGGTTTATGTTCCCTGCTGGGTTCGATGACGGAATAAACTACGACACCTCGATGGTTGATCAAACGAAATTCTTATGTATGACACCACTCGGGACTCTCGATGGCAGTGACGGCGCTAAAACGTACTTCCAAACAAGGAAGGATTCAGTAGATATTCCGCTTCGCACAGAAACCGAGGATGGATATTATTCCGAAGGAGATAATGATCCGCTTTTCAATTATTCCCCGATGGGGACCTGGCATAGGTTCGACATTTACGTTGATCTCACCAAGCCAGACGGACAGAAGATCCATAACTGGTACGTTGACGGGAAAAAAATATCTCGCACTCATGAGTTTTATAATTCAGACGCCGACTTAATCGCGAGAGGTGTGGGTGATGGATTCAATTATCTATCTTGGCTAATGTACCAGTTCCAGGGAGACGATACTTATACGTGGTTTCAATATATGGATGATGCTTATGCAGATCTCACCCAGGCTAGGGTGGAAATATCAGAATATGCCACATGGAGCGATACGGTTCAACACCGAAAAGAGATCCAAATACCTACGGCATGGAGCGATACGGGAATTACCATCTCTGCCAATCTTGGGCAATTTGATCCTGGCGATACTGCTTACCTATATGTAATTGATGACGCTGGCGCGGTATCCACAGGCTATCAAATCACCATCCCAGGCGGCCCACAACCTCGCGGAACAGTCCCGCTCGGAGATATGCGATGATCGGCAACGAGCGGGGGTTTCTGAAATTAAAAATTAACCTTTGGGGGAGAGAATGAAGAGATTTTTAGCAGTAGTACTGGCCTCTGGCCTGTTAACAAGTTGTTCTGTAAACTACAGTCCGACTGAAATTACATTTAATCAGACTGGAAGTGGTACAATGAAAACCGATGCACAGGGCTTGACAACTGCTACTACTCCGACTCAGGATGCTTCTGGTTCTGCAGCTGCTGACGGTGGACTCGCTTCGCTTGGAGGTATTCGAGATGCAGTAGGCAAGTTAGTACCGGATATGTCTCAGAAGACTACGACCACGACCACAAAGACCGAGATCAAGGAAGAGGTCAAGCCGGCCGAACCGTCCGAATCGGAAGGCCTCGAAGACGCGCCGGTTGAACCAGAGGGTCAGATCGAGGAGATTGAGTGATGGCAAAATGCCCGAACTGCGGTCACGTATTCGTTGAGGGAGCGACGCCGACGGTTGAACCGACAAAGGCTTTTCCATGGAAGGTCGAGTTTGAGCGGGCGACAACGCAGGGAAATGGCCGGGCTGGAGTATTATTTCGCACGCTCAAGCCAGGCGATATCAAGGCAGTGACTGTCAACGGAGAACTCGCCACAGAGGGAAAGCCTTACAATGGCGGGCCTGTCTTCTTGATGTCAAAACCGGGAGAGCAATATTCCCGGCCGCTCAGAATGATTATTACCATGGCCGACGGGCAGACCTATACTGCGACGACCGGGACCGGCGAGACACCGTCAGGACCGGCGACGACCGGCGATTATGACCATAAGGCAACATACACCAGTTATGGGGTCCGCAATGGTGGCAGGCAGGCATGGCGGATATCCAAGAGCGGCAAAGACCTGGGGGCGGGTCCGATCAAGTTTGTCTTTGCATCCAACAAAACCTTCATCATCAAAAATCCGCTGAAGAATTGCCGGGACCAAGAGAATTGCAGTCGTAACTCGAAAGCGGCCATGTACGGCTTTGTCTACAAGCCCGGTATCGGCCCGAATGGTGATGGCGATAACGATACAGGTACCAGCCACGGGGGCATCTATCTCCATGCTCCGTATGGTGACAGCAGTAAAACTGTAACGATGTATTGGTAGTTTGTGATTGAAGTTTTCCTTTACTTCCTGGAGGGAGAGATGAGGGTGATTGCAGAAGACAGTTTGCAGTTATTAAAGAAAAATGATCAGGGTTTGCATTTTGTCAAGGATCGATATTGCAAGGAACCGGGTCCATGCTTCTCTTTTGATGACCACGGCAGGGCCAGTATAAGTTGTGAGTGCTTTCGATATCAACCAACAGGTGTAAAATTATGTGTCAAATTATAATCTTATTCTTTTTACTTGTAGCTTCGATTGTTCAAGCTAAACCAGCCACAGTTGTAAGTGTTACTGATGGTGATACAATCAAAGTTGTTGATGAGACTGGTCTAACGACTGTTCGGCTTTATGGAATTGATTCTCCTGAAAAGAAACAAGCATTTGGTCTTGCAGCTAAAGATTTTGTTGAAGTAATGATCAAAGGTAAGGTTGTTGATATTGCTCCTGTTGATGCTAAACATTATGATAGATATGGACGAACAGTAGCTGTTGTGATGCTTGGAACACAATGTGTACAAGAGCAGCTTTTGCTTGCTGGTTATGCTTGGGTTTATCCTCAGTATTGCAAGAAGTCATTTTGTCAAGCCTGGGAAAAACTCCAAGGTATTTCAGCTGGTAATCGAGTAGGGCTGTGGGCTGCTCCTGCTCCTGTAAGGCCTTGGGTTTGGAGGAAGAAATGAATTTTGTTAAGATTTCATATTGGGGGGCTGATCTAACAATTCCTGATTTTCTTGAACCTCTATGGCCGCATGATTTGCCTCCCGAGGCATGGCCAACATTCTGTGGAGCTGGCCAAGGTTGGGGAGATGCAATAGTGCCAGACAAAATCGGAAAGGTTTATCTCAATCCAGCAGGTCTTTGTCATGATGTTGAATGGTCTTGTTCAGCTAAGAACTTGTCAGCATTCATGGGAGCGAACGGTAGATTTTTTCTGAATTGTGTAGAGTTAGTTCTTGCTTCTGATCTTGACTTGTGGCCTAAGATTAAGATGTTGACTTCGGTAACTGGAATATATTTAACGGCAGTTAGTACGATGGGAATCTTGTTCTTTTCATGGTTTACTAAGAACCGTAAAGAAGATATTAATCCGTTGGAGAATCCGACTGTAAAAGACAGACTAAAGAGATTAGCTATAGCTAGGAATAATCATTGGGCAAAGATCCTTGACACTAGACTACCTGATAATGAAGATGCGCTTTATAAAAACGACGAGAAGGAATATTAAATGCCGGAGAATGGAGGATTTACCTTTTTTGCTGGTGCTGCTGGAGTGTTTGGAGTTATTCTTGGCTGGGCACTTTCTCTTGTTGGCCTTGGTGGAAAGATTCAAAAGACAAAAGGTGAAATAGAACGCGCACATACACGACTTGATGCTCATGACATTAAATTTACTGCAAATGACTTAATTCTTGCAGAAACAACTCAAACACGAATTAGGATTCTTGATTATGATCGTAGGTTATCAGAGATTGAAAATGCGATTAAGTCTGTGCTTAAAATGTTTGAAATGTCTGATGGAGAACCAAGATTCATTACTAGACCAACTTGTTCTGATGCTAGAGAAACATGTCACGAACGTCTTGATGAGAAAATGGCAGCAGGTGCTGAAAGGTTTGGCAGACTTGAGAGTGAGGTTAAAGAGGTAAAGGAAGCTCAAGAGAAGAACTTAGAAACGATTCTTAAGGCAATTCAGCAAATAAATAACAACGAGACACATACATGATACTTAAAGATGGGAGTGAAACTCAAGATCCTCGTTGTGGGTTGATTTTTCAAGCTGATTCACTCGCTCCGAATATTCTAGCAGTGCAACCGATTGATGCTGGTATTGACTTGCGATATCGAGAATTGATTAGTAAATATCGAGTAAAGAAGTTCAAAGCTCCTTTGCTTAATCAAGGTAAGTGGAGTGCTTGCGGAGGCTTTGGATTTGCTGCTTTTATGGAGCATGAACCAGGAATAAGGACTCTTGGTGATGAATGGGCATTAGAATTTTATTTCAGGTGTCAAGATAATGATCAGTGGGCAGGCTCAGAAAGACCAGGATCAAAGCCAATTAGTTATGGAACATCACTTGCAGCAGTAATGCAGACTGCTAAGCAAGAAGGCTTGATTGAATCATATTGCCGAGCTCGGACAGTTGATGAAATAATTCGTGGCATCGACTATTATGGTAGTGCAATACTTGGGCTGGAATGGACTGAGGGTATGATGTATCCTCGAGAAGTAGATGGACTAAGTACTCCAGGTGGTGAAGTAATTGGCGGACACTGTACAGCTGGGACATTTATTAATCTTCACCAAAACATTATTGGTGGTCCAAACTCCTGGCCGGATTGGAACTTACTGCGTAACGGATACTGGGTGATGGATCTTGATGATTTTGCAGAAGTATTTATCAAGCGCGGTGGAGAATGTGCGTTTGCTAGAAAGGCAATAATATGAACATGAAAGTTGATGGCAAATTTTATGTCTTTTTGAAGGATGTTGAGGGAATCTATAGACAAGTTTATCTTGATTCTGGTGGTGAGCCTACTATTGGTATTGGTCATTTATTGACATTATCTGAGCGTAGATCAGGAAAGATTGTAATTGGTAAAGCTGTTGTAGAATATAGACACGGATTAACTGATGCACAAGTATTAGATCTCTGTCAACAAGATATTCGGGCGGTGGTTAAGGTAGTGAATCGTGGAGTCAAAGTGCCACTCACACAGAATCAGTTTAACACACTGGTAAGCTTTACTTTCAATGTTGGCGACGAAAGCTTTCTAGATTCTACTCTGCTTCGAGTTCTCAATCAGGACCAGTATGGGGTGGTGCCGAGCCAACTGCGGCGCTGGAAATATGACAACGGAAAAGTGGTTCAAGGTTTGATTAATCGCAGAGAAAAAGAAATTCAATTATGGTTGTCATAAAGAAGGTAAATAATGTCATATAAACCTGGTGATTATTTAGTAATCTGTGATCAATGTGGCTTCCAAAGATATGCATCTGAATGTCGTATGACTTGGGATAAGTTGTTTGTTTGTGCTGATACCTGTTGGGAAGAAAAGCATCCACAGTATACTGATCCAAAACCATTAGGCGAGAAGCAAAGTGTTCCTGTGCATAGGCCTGAACCAGAGGAAAATTTTATAACTACCCCAATAACTCCAGATGATTTATAAGGAGCTTTATGGCTACTTTTAGTGCATTAAAAGAAAAGGTTGATCTTCTTATTAATGATGATTCTTTTGAAGATTACTTGGGAGATTTTATTAATCAAGGAGTTTCTGAAATTGCTGGTGGAATGCCATCGTTATTGGATGGAATTGATAATCCAATCCCAAATATACTTACACCACCATTGCCTGAGTTGTTTACTATAGATACTGTAACAACGTCACTTACTGATGCTTTTGTAGATATGCCTACTGATTTTCAACGTGACTTACAGTTAGTAGTTTCACCTACTGGAAGTGAGATTGATATCGCACATTCATTTATTGAGTTTGCAGAAACTTATCCATTGTTGAATAAACCTGGTAGGATTTTTGAATCTATTGAACATGGAAGGAAGTTATATTATCAAGGTATTCCTGCAAGTGCTGAAACACTAACGTTGCATTATTATAGAATGCCTGTTGATATGGTTGAAGATGATGATGTTCCTGATGGAATTCCATCACATTTACATATATCTTTGCTGGTGAATTTTGCTGCTTGGAAATCTTATGAGCATATTGAAGATGGTCTTGAGGGTGAGACACCAAATACTATTAAATTTAAAAAGCTTTTTCTTGAAGCAATGAGAACATTTGAATTAACACTTCCATTTTATTCTCGTGGTTTGATGCTTAAATAATTTAAAACAGGAGTCTGTTATGGCATTGGAAGAAGGAAAAAGAGCAAGGTTGAAACAACCGACTGTTGAGGGGGTTGTAGTTGATGTGCAGTACAACAAGCAGAAGCGGTGTCTTGAGCATTGTCTTGAATGGACTACGGATATCAATAATGATGGAGTATTAGAAACACATCATCGATGGTTCCTTGAATCTGAATTGGAAGAGGTGGCGTGATGCTGACACAAAGAGGACTTGAATTACTAGGCGACAGCGACCCTGGAGATTGCGTTATCAGAAACAAAAAAGGCGTGTTTTTCCGTGTTGATAATGTGTGCGTGAGCATATCAAAAAAACACAGAGAGGGGAAGGACCGCGACGTCACTCTCGAATTTTCGTCTGGTGGAGAGGTGGTGTCCAGGAAGATTTTAAGCCATTTCCGTCTTACTGACACTATCCGCATTGCCGGTCAAGGAATGCTTATCCCGATAACTTTTACTGCTGGTCCCGACGAGGTGGATAAATGTTGAACATGGTTAAAAGCGAGAAAACCTTTGGCCTCTCCATTCAGGGCGCGAGTATCGGCAAGAACGTCGAGGCGGTAGAGCAATCCAAGGCCATCGGCCGGTACGGGGTCGAGTGCGTCGGCCCGGTTGAAGAGTTTCGGGCACGGTATGTTCTGTTGCGCGACAAGATTCTCGCCTTCAAGAAAGCAGGGAAGGTTCGGAGGTTCCTGCGGCGGGCGTCCATTCGTAAGATGCTGGCCGAGTTCGCCTCGATCCAGCTGGAAGTCAAGTGGACCGAGGCATTTGATAACCTTGTTACGACTGCCGGCAAGAATGACATGCTGGATAAGTATCTTGCCGGATCATCTTATACTGCTGCATGGTATATTGGTTTGATCAGTTCTACCAGTTATACGACTGGTGCAGCTGTAACCGATACTATGGCTTCACATGGTGGATGGGCTGAAGACGTTGAATATTCACAGGCAGCCAGAGTAACGACCGCGTGGAGTGCAGCGGCAGCAGGTAGTAAAGCGCTGTCCGCAGCTTGTGTCTATTCAATCAATGGTGATGGTACAACAATCAAAGGTTGCTTCTTGAACTCAGTATCTACTAAGTCTGGGACTACTGGAACTCTGTTTTCGGCTGGGCTTTTTACTGGTGGTGACAAGATTCTTGCTAATGGTGATACGTTGAATGTTAGTTATACTGCCACTCTGACCTAATAGAGTATTGTGGCTGCTCCATCATATAGAAATAAGGGTACATTTACGATAGGAACAGGGGCAATCTCTGTTCCTGTACCTGCTACATATTCAGCTGGAGATATCCTTCTCCTGCTGGTGAACACTGCCAATGAAGCAGTCGCTACTCCGAGCGGATGGACGCAGGTTGATAACTCTCCTCAAGGCACTGGTACTGCTGGATCTGCTGGTGGTGTTCGCCTGTATGCATTCTGGAAAGTATCTGCCTCTTCTGAGTCTGCAGTCAGTATTGCTGATGCTGGCAGTTATACAGCAGGCCAAATGTTCAGCTTCTACAATGCTAACGCTACCACTCCGATAAATGTTACTGCTGGATCGGTCCGAGCGACTGGGTCTACATCGTGGACTCTTCCCGCTGTCGTAACCACCGTCGCAGACTGTCTCATTCTCTTGTGCATCGGCAATGATCGCGATGCCACACAGACAGATACACTGCTGACATGGTGGATTAACTACGGTTTTGACACAGATTCGATGTTTCCGCGTGTTGACCAGACCGGGAATTCAGGTGTGGGCGGCGGACTTGGCCTTTGCACAGCGACCAAGTCTACGGCGGGGAACACCGGGACAACATCGGTTTCCAGTGCAACAGCGGTCACGGCGGCATTCCTGACCATCGCCCTGGCTCCCGTGGGAGGTACCACATACGATGCAGGGATTACAGAATCTGCCGCCACCTCCGATTCGCCAAACGGCTCTCTGCCTGTTCTCACAGATGCAGCGGAGTCTTCTTCAGCAGGAGATACGCCCGACGCTGGGGTAATATACGGAGTGAGCCAGGAAGAGACAGACGAGGTCGCAGATACCGCAGACGGACGACTCCCCTATATGCCTACAGATGGTGCTGAAGAATCGGCAAGTGTTGAAGACACTGTCAGGACCAGCACCCCCCCGTCGCAAACCGGGGCTGCATATCTGAGTTCTTTTTCTGGGCCGCAGTCATCGGTAAGTTTCTCCGTTACAGTTCCCGCAGGGACGACGCTCGTCGTGGGAGTAATGCTCGTTTTCGACTATTCCTATATGGGGCCAATCTCCAGCATTCCGATGCCAACGATGGGCGGAGAATCGTTCGTACAGGAGGGCATTCTTAACGATTGGGGGCAAACGTGCTTCATAGTCCAGCACGACCCGCTGATCGGTGCACAGACATTTGCGTGGAACTCTGGGGATGCTGACGAAAAAGTAGACCACATTTGCCTGATGTTTTACACAGGCACCGGAGAGAATCCCATTGTCAGCACCATGCATTCCAGCGGGACAATTTCGGCTGATCCCGCTATCCTTTCTGGCTACGCCTACGACCCCATAGGACTTACGGTGGGAGTGGCAGTATTAAGTTACGAAACTCAACTCATCGGAGAGACTTACACCGACGACTTTCAAACACTTATTGGATCGTTTTCCCCAAACGGCATAGATGCAGGGATGGTGGTTTTTGACAAGACCATCAACACTCACAGAGTTTACACGACAAATACCACCCGTAACGCGATGTCCCTGATGGCAATCAACCTTCAGGGCAGATTGGATGGCGGCGATGTAGTGATAGTCGCCCAAGATGAGAGTAGTGCTCCTGCCACAATTTCTGACGGAGAAGCACCAAATGCGCACCAAGACGAGGTGAGTAATATCCTCGTACTTGAAGGTCCGTATGCGACGATCAACAGGGCTGCTCCGCTCGTAATAATCCCGGAGACACAAGTAAACTTCGGCTACACGATTAATATTCCGGCAGGGACTGAGGTCATCGTGCTGTTCTGTACGGCGTATTCTCCTTATGCTTTCTCTGATTGGGCTACGCCTACATCTACAACAAGGACGTTCTTCTACCTGAACGGGGAACCTTTCACGCAGCGCATAGCCACTTATTACGAGACCACAAACCTGGCCGCTGTCGCAGCGTATGTCTTCGTTAATCCACCGCAGGGAGAGCAGGCACTCAGTTGGGACTGCTACATGGAGAATACTTCGACGTACTCTATGTTCGTGCTGAATTTCCTGAAAAACGTCGACATCATCACCGACTCGGTAGTCAGTGTCGCCAGAAACGACTTTGGATTCACTTATGACACGTATATCCCCCCTGATGACTTAACTCATTCTCCAGGGGATATTCTGATTGGAATGATTTGCAGCGATGTTGAGTTTACAGATATGACCGAGGCTCCTCCAATGGCTACATATCCGCCACCTCCGTCTCCATTAGTGCAGTACGCCAAGGTCACTCAAGGGGGCAGTGGTAGTTGGGGCGGATGGCACGGAGTTGTTGGCATATCAATGGGACCAGAGACAGACTTCGGAATCCTTCGTCAGGCAGGACAACGCCCTCCCATCGCGGTTGCCTTGTGTCTGCGATGTAAGAATGCTCCTGAGTGGATAGATACCCTGCTCAATGATGTGTCCGTGCCTGAGACTGCGGCCATCTCTGACAGACCGCAGGTTTACGAGCTGTATGATGCTGACGTTGAGAACTCTCTCCTGCCTATCGTGATCGACGGATCGTATGTGGATATTCCCACAGGTGTGGTGAATGCACCACGTACTGGGTGTTATGCCTATCTTATCAGGAGCAATCCATCGGCCGTGGGCGTTATCATTGAGTCAGGAGTGAATCTTTTTGTTGTTATCTTTTCCTCACATTGGAGCAATGCCGACACCTGGCTCGGAATCGGAGATTACACGCTGACCTTGAACGGTGTCTCTGCCACGCATTACACCATGCTCGACTCTTCGGATCGGGCGATAACTGTTGCCTATGTCAAGAATCCTACCTCTGGGACGCTAGCTATTGGCATAGACAATCCACATTATGGCAATGAGATTGATGAACGCGATTCAGATCTGTTTATCGCCTTTCAAGTCAAACATGCCGATATCTCAAGCGATCCGATCAGGAGTCTGTCGGGAACGACAGCAGGGTATTTGAACGGCATCACCATTTCGGATATTGACTATGTTCTCGGAGATATGGTGGTCGGAGTTCTTTCTACAAATGACTATTATTCCGTTCCCGAAATAGGAGTATATCCAAGAATTACTTTGGCATCCGATTACTTTTACGACACTGTTCCGCCTTATACTGATTGGGAGCAGGCCCTATCAGTTGGATGCACCAGGATAGGTGGAGATTCCAGTATCCTCTTGAACAACATCAATCAGGCAGAACTATACGGGTTCGCCTTGGTGATTAAGTGTGGTGGAGATGTTATCGGAGCAACGCTAAATGATACTGGGACTGCAACAATTGCGCCAACCTCTACGGAAATCGGTTCACTTTCTTTCTCGGATGCTGGTGCTGACTCCTTGACAATTGATGTTGCTTCTCCAGCGATACTTGCCTTCACTGCAAGTACAACTGAAACAAAAATAATTACCGAGGTATCATGGCAAGTCACTGCTACTTCGGGAGTAGAAATAGAAACAGCAAGCATTGTTGTTGCTGGAGACGGTAACGCTCCAGAAGTAGCATTGACTTCTAATAGTATGTCTGTAGTTGATACTCTAACTGGAGAACGTACTGCAAATAGCATGGGATACGCTTGGGCGATATCCAGGGCTATACAGAGTGCTAACAAGAGATCTGAAGATAGCTTGACTGATACTTTGACACCATTAGAGATCATCGTGGCATGGAGAGGTATTTACGTTTCTCTTGCAGATACAGCGGCGATTGAAGAGATAGCTTCAGCATACATCATTGCTACTATGATAATTGAAGAAGCTCTGGCAACAGAAGATAATTCAACGACAACAGTGGTTATTTGGGGATTCGAGGTCGAGACATCCTTTGCCGTTGATGTACCTACAAATACCGCGATCATGAACACTGGTCGGATAGAGTTGTTCACAATTATTGATGGTTATTCAGCAATCAGAATTGAATGCTACTTTCCAGAAATGATTGTTAGTTATGGCGAAACAGCATATAAGGCTACTTTATTTATTCCAACAATTAAAGCAGTTTTAAGTCGAGAAACAATTATGGGTATATTTCAAGATAGTGAAATTGAAGCTATTTCTACTCAGGATGAGATTATGGCTTCTTATGATACTCACGAAATAGAGGCTATAGTAGCTGCGGAGATTGTTGCGACCCTCAGTCAGACTACATACATCGCAACAAAGGGAGAATGATATGGCAAACGAAAATGATATCAGAATGTACCGAGGTGATTCTTACGATCTTACCTTTACAATTACTGATAGTGATACAGCTCTTCCGGTATCACTTAGTGGAGCAACTTTGAAGATGACAGTTACTACGATTAAAGATCCACCAGATGCTACTACAAAACTGTTCGATATGACAGGAACTGTAGATGCTGATCCAACAACTGGAATAGTAGTCTTTAAACCAACTACAGTGAATACAGCGGCTATTGGAAATTATTTTTATGATATTCAGTTAACTAGTGGAACGGATGTAAGGACTGTTCAAAAAGCAAAATTTGATATAGTTCAGGATAATACGAAATGACTATAAAATTATTTTCAGGGACTACGGGTTGGAACAATATTGCTGATCCAACCAGACTCAAGATTGATTTTGAGACTGGTATCGTCGAACTGGCAGAAGCTCTTGATGTTGATATAGATGATAATGGTCGATTGTCCAGAAGACTAGGACAAGTTTTAATTGCAAATGGCAATTATCATTCTATCTTTTGTGACGGTGGAGATTGCTTCGTTATTCTTGAGACTGTAGGTGACGCAGCCATTTATAAAGTTGGAACTAACAATGTTCTTGTTGGGGTTCGTTCAGGCTTGACTAAGAATCTCAGGATGGGATGGTGTCAGACAAGCCTTGGAACTTATTATAGTAACGGAGTAGAGAGTGGATATATTACTGCAGGAGTATCTTATCCATGGACAGCACAAACTTATGTAGGTCCGCCGACAACTAAGATATTTGGCACACTTCCACTTGGGACTCATCTTGCTTTATTTTCTTCAAGTATGTGCGTGGTTAATGGGGCAATAGTAAATTATTCTGAGCCATTAGGATATGGTTTGTATGATAATGCTCGATCAAGATTAAGGTTTGCTAGTAACGTAAAGATGTTTAAGCCGGTTGATGGTGGAGTGTGGGCGTCAGATAGCAAGCGTACTTATTTTCTTGAAGGATCAAATATTAAAGAACTCATCAGGCATCCACGTCTTGAATGTCCTGCGCATGAATATTCAGAAGCAATCGGTCATATTAATGGTGCAGACTTTGGCCTTTCACCAGATGTAGGAGAATGTGCTGCATGGTCATGCAATGATGGACTGTGTATTGGCACTCCACAGGGACAGTTGATCGTAGTTACTAAAGATAAACTCAATTATCAGGCTGGAACTAGAGGTGCTACAATTATCAATAATAGCACAGTTATCAATACGATTGATGATTCAGTTTGCATCAGAACTAATTTGATTGGAGCAGCATCTAGTAAGTATCAGAATTATGGATTTAACTCGATGGTTAAGTTTAATGGTGGATTGTATGGTGCAAGAAGTGATGGATTATTTCAGATTGCTAGTGGAAGCACAGATAACACTGCTTTGATTGCTTCTACCTTTACTTTGCCAACTACTGATTTAGGCTCACAAAATAACAAACATCTTCGTTTCTGGTACATGGGAGTAAAAACTGATGGCAAGATACAACTTGATTTGACAGCAGAAGGTAAGATGACGAATACTAAATCAGTCAGGATTTCACCTCCAAGGAATGTGCATCAAGTTGTCAGAACCAAAATAGGACGTGATTTGTATGGACGGTATTGGACGCCGAAGATATCGAATGTTCTTGGAAGTGACTTTTCAATAGATACGAATGCAGTATTACCAATTATTAAATCAGGTGGAATTTCATAGGAGCTAGTTATGGCAGATTTTGTATCATCAGCAGGAGTAGTCCTGCCCGTTGCAACTGTTACTCCAAACCTTGCTGATATTAACGCGCCTGATCCGCCAATTATCATTGGTGGTACACGCACTTTAGTTGAAACAAAATTGACTTCGACCATGCAATTGGCCGATGATATGATGGTGCGGTTGGTCGGGATTGATGGAGCTAGTGGATATCTTGGAACTCTTAACTCATTAATTACAACTTATTCAGAGCCAGTTCTTGATCCACTTTCTGTTACTCTGACAACAACTGCTGTAACTATTCCTGAGCGTCCATTGCCTACTGGGCTTGCTTCATTAATTACTGATTTTGGTACATTTTCTGAAGTTGCTCCAACAATGGCAGCAATGCCAGCTATTGATACTACATTATTAACTCCAGGTACTGCTCCGGTAGTTCCTGATGCGAGTGTCACATGGTCTGAGACTGCACTCGCTACGTCTGTTTATACTCCATTGTTGGCAAAGATCCTTGCTACGATGGCAGATGATTCGACGGGTCTTGATACTTTGGTAGAGCAAGCGATTTATGATCGTGCCATTGCGCGAAACTTGAATACCAATAGTAAGATGTATACCGAGATTGAGACCTATTTCTCGGCCCGGGGTTGGGATGAACCTCAGGGTGCTCAAGAGGGTAAGCTTCTTGAGGCGTCTGCTGAAATTGCTCGGAACGAAACAGATGTTACTGAAAAGGTAATGATTGAGCGTGCTGATTTGGTGCAGAAAAATGCTCAGTTCATCATTCAGCAAGCAACAGAATTAGAAAAACTGATCCGAGCTACCAGAGATGGTGAATCTCAACGAGCTCTTGATTATTCTAAGATTTCCGCTGAAATTGTTATTCAGTTATATTCAGAAAGTATCAAAGGTTATGTTGCTACTCTTGAAGCAAAGAAAGCTTATATTCAAGCACAAGTAGAGGTTCTGCGTGGAGCAATCGAGAGTAATAAAGGACTAAATGAGGTTTACAAATCTCAAATAGAAGCGTTCAAAGTTGGAGTAGAAGCTAAAGGCAGTATCAATGATGCAATTATTAAAGGCTTTGAAGCACAAATTACTGGTTATGAAGCAGAAACTAAAGCATTGACTGCAAGCCAAATGGCTTTAGTCGAAGATAATAAGGCGAAGATTGAAAAGGCTGATCTTGAATTACGTTTGATGATTGCCCAGATTGATGCGGCAATTCGAGCCTATATAGGCGAATCTTCTTTGAAGGAAAAAGTTAGTAATGACTTAGCTCAGATTGCCGCTCAATCAGTTGCGTCTGCATTGAATGCAGTTAATGTATCTGCTTCAGTTGGTGCCACTGAGAATGAAAGTCGCTCAGAGGATTATAACAAGAGTGAATCAATTAGTGAACAACACAGCTTTCACTCTAGCATTACTGAATCGCATGATTTTACTCATGATCCTACAGCATGACAGTTCCTATTAAAATAACATATACTGGTGATATCTTTGCTGGTAAGGTCTTTGCTAAACAAGCTCGGGTTCAAGTTGGCATGTTGAAAGATGATATGAAATACTTGGGACTTCAACAAGGAAGGCGCTTTGTTACGATATCTCCAGGTGTAACTATAGAGACTCGATCGGTCTTTGGCTTCGATGAAGCAAGAGTACATGTAACGCCACCAGCAGGAAAGTTAATCAGAAAAAGACTTGCTCCAGAAGAGATATTTAAATGGTACTGGTATGCCTTTGCAGTATCTCTTGATGATACTGGAGTTTTTATTCCTACAGGTGGCGGCGGAGGTATGTCTGATATTGACTTAGATGGCAGTAATAATGTTTATGTAGTTGGTTATTCGCGGACTAAGAATTATCTCAATGTAGATATGGAATTGTCGAATGAATCAATTCATATAAAATATGATAATGATGGAAAGTTTTTGTTGCGTCGAGTGCTTGAAGGTGGAGAGTATGCAAACATTGATCGCAATGAATCAGGAACTGGTGTAGCTATAGACATTACTGTACCAAATCCTCTTGATCCTCTTAACCCAATTGAAATTCCTCATGGAGGAGTTTACGTTTTATCTGATTTCTTTTTCTATCGAGATGATTATTGTTATGATTGCAGTCTGTTTAAATATAGCTCGAGTGGTACTGTGAAATGGAAGAAACGATTGTCACTAGGAGAAAATGGCATAAATGATATCTTTAGCTGGGGTGTTGATTCTGACTTAGTAGGAAATGCTGTCGTGACTGGCCATGCAAATATTTATAACGGAGATACATTTCATAGTCCGTGGGATGCTTATGCATTGATGTATTCAAAAGGAATGCTAGTATCTTTTGCTTATGATGGTGAGGTTAATTGGGCAGCACAAATTGGTGATCCATTGCCTGATGAAAATGGTTATCCAACGACTAAAAATTCAGTTCATCTTTATGCTATTGATGTTGCTCCAGCGGGAGATATTGTTGTTTGCGGATCTATTCATGAGAATACTGTTGGTGCAGCTATTCCAGCAGGACTAATAGTCAAACTCAATAATCTCGGAGAAGTTCAATGGAAGCGAGCTATAGAAGGATTCCTTCATAAGCGAGATGATACTCTTGCTTTGTATGGAGATGCGAACACAGGATTAAATGCAACTGGCTGTGGAATTGATACTGATGGTTCTGTTTATGTTATTTCATTAGTTCCATGTGATGTTGCTACTAACAGTGGATTTTATCATTATCACTTGACAAAGATTAATTCTATTGGTGAATTGCAATGGCAAAGATTTTTTGAGGTTGAATACTTCAGTGATGCAGATGCAAGGCTATATGCTTTTACAGCTCAACTGGCTGTAGGCAGTGATGGAGTTTATGTTATTTGTCCAAGGTTTCCTAATACTGCAACGTCAACATTATGGGGAAGTCATATTCTGAAGTTCGACAAGACCGGAGGAATGCTTTGGCAGAGATTGGTAGAGGTGGAATTGTCTGCACCATTTATTAGTTATTCTGGTATAGTCTTGAGAGCGATAAAAGCCAGAGGTGGAGATATCTATTTAGCTGGCCAGATTGTCTCAAATGCCTCACCAATTACTATGAAATTGCCTGGAGCTGGTCCACCAATTGGTAAGCAAAAAGGATTGTTTTTCAGTAATCCAGGATTAACTATTTATACTGACGATGCAACTATTCCAATTCATGAAGATGCAGGTACAGGCGATATAACACCAGCTTATGAAATATCTTTTCTTAGTAGTTTTACTTTGAATGTTAACTCAGGATTTGTTACTATATCAACACCGACTGAGGGAGATTATTTTTCACCACTCTGGACACAGACGAATAAGATTATCAAGTCAACAGTAACTAAGGAGAATAACTAATGCTTAATGATTTTCAATCAGCAGTTGAAGAAGAAAAGAAAAGAAAGTTGCCTTTTTTGAATGAAGTAGCTAACCTGATGCCTGGTGCTCAACGCGGACAAGAAACTGGCAGGTTGGTAAGTGAGGCATATGATAAAGGTGGGGTAATGAGTGCTGCTGGTATGGGATTGCGCCGAGCACCTGGTGATATTGCAGTTGGTTTAAAAGAAATGTTAATTGATCCAATTAATAAACCCTTTGCTCCTTGGATTAATGCTGCTGCTGATGTTGGAAAAACTGCCATCACTGGAGAAGTAACTCCAAAAGATCAAAAACTTAGTGTGCTAGAAACAAATCAAAATAATTTAAGAGATATTAATTCTCGTCCTGATAGAATAGGGCAAGGAACTAGAGTAGTTGAAAGAAATATGTTACCTTCAGTAAATATTGAAAGCCCTAAGATTAATGAAACTTCTAATGCTCAAAGAGATGCAGAGTTAGGCAAAATGACAGCCTCCATTAATGGAAATACAACCACTTATGACATTGGTGGAAATACTCTTTCATTTGAAGGAACTAAAGATAACCAAACTAAAACTAATTTAGAAAGAATAAATCCAAATGGTATTCAACGAGTTGGTAACATGGATGTATCATTCGATTCTAGTGTATCACCTGAAGCAAGAAAAAGATTCTTAGAAAATCCTGTTGTTCCAACTGGACAGATGGCTCAGTATGCTAAATATATGAACACTCCACGAGGACAGAATTTTGGTGTTACTAAGATAGACAATACTCCTGCACAGCCTATGGGATGGAGGACACGTAAAGATCTTATGCTACAAGAATTAAATAATCAACAAGCAAGAGAGAATAATTTAGCTAATATTGAAGAACAAAGACAGCGAGCTGCTATAGATCAGGATAAAAATCGCATAGATGAACAAAGAGTTAATTCAGAAAATAAGCTCCGTGAAATTCAAGGTCAAGTAGCACAGCAACCACCTGTTAAAGAAACTGCCTTGAAGCCTATGGTCATTGAAGAAGCAGATCCAAATGATCCTACTGGAGCAACTAAAAGACAAAGAATTATGATTCCAAATGCAGAGGGTACTGGATATGTTAGTGGTATGCAAGATCAATCAGCACCAAACATAGCAGCAAAACTTACACCTCAGCAAAAAATTAAAGCAGTTGAATATGCTAAAGCTAATCCAAATATTGATAAGAAAATCATTCTTCAAAAAATAGCTAATGGAGAAATTTAATGGATGAGTTTGATAAAATGTTTGGCGTTAGTGATGCTGATGAACCAGACGAATTTTATGCAATGTTTGGTGATGTTGATACAGTAGCTAACGCTGCTCCTGCTCCTGAACGTACTTTAGGATCTACCTTAAAAGACACTGGCATATCTCTTGCTAAAGGTGTTATTGGGGCAGGTCAAGGAATCGTAGGTCTTGCTGACATTCCAACTGGTGGTAGAGTTGGTCGTAGTCTTGAGTACATTGGCATAAAACCAGAAGAATGGCAAGCAGATCTTTCTGAAGAATATTCTCTTGCTCAACAAGAAGCAAATAAAAAGGTTGATGCGGCAAAAGGCTTTGTTGATACAGCACAAGCAATGTTGGAAAATCCAAGTACTATTGCTCATGGTATTGTTGAAACCTTACCATCTGTTGCTGCTGGTGGTGTATTAGGTCGTGGTGCTCTTGCAATTAGTAGTAAATTATTACCAAAGGCTGTAACTGCATTAGGCAAAACTGGATCTGCTATCGCTGCTGGATCAGTTGGTGAAGGTGCAATATCTGCTGGACAAACTGCAGAACAAATAAGAAATGCAACACTTGATGATCTTTTGAGTGCTAAACAATCTGCACTTGCAGTAGCTTCAGGATTGGGTACATCAGTATTTGGTATAGTTGGTGGATCATTAGCCAAGAAACTTGGTTTTGCTGACATAGATACAATGGTAGTTGCTGGATTAAATCCTGCCAAGAAAGAAGGGTTTAAAGGTGTTGTGAAATCTATTGTTGGGGGTGGTATAACTGAAGGTGTGTTTGAGGAATTACCACAAACTGTTCAAGAAACAATATTTACTAATGCAGCGCTTGATAAGCCTTTGCTGGATGGAGTTCCTGAGGGAGCTGCACAAGCTATTATTCTTGGTGGAGTAATGGGCGGTGGAGCAAACCTGCTTCCAGGAATAGATAAGCCAGCTGAAAAGACTGATGCAGAGATTGAACTTGACAGGCGAGCAGCAAATATTCTCAATTTGAAGGAAGATGAACTTGGCCAAAGCATTCAAAAGTTAACCACTGACATTAATTCAAACCAGGAACTTATTAATGATCTTGATAAACTTGAAGCAAAAGCAAGGAAAGAAAATGTTAATCCGGCTGAACTGATTAGAAAGATTGTTGATGATAATAAAAATAGCCAGAGTCTTCTTGATCGGATTAATTCTGGAATCCAGAAGAAAGAAGAACTTGCTAAGAAAGAATATGAGGCTCTTTCTCCTGAAGAGAAGCAAGTTAGAGAAATTGAAAATAAGTTAACTGCTCATAGATATGAATCTGCAAGTCAGCTTAATGAACGGATTACAAATATTGATAAAGAGATTACAACTCTCTCTGAACAATATAATCGTAAGTTTGATCCTTATGCGTTAGATGCTAAAACCTCACCAAGTGCAGAAGAAAGAAAAGTAATTGAAGATAAACTTATTCAATTAAACAAAAGGCGTAATGAGTTACTTGATAAAGAAACTCCTGAGGTTAAGAAGGCTTTTGCTCCATACACTACTAGAGATGGTAGACAGAAATATCTTGAAGAACTTTTTGGTACAGTAAATGTAGGAGAGAAAGTTGGTATAGAAAAAGATGCTGCTGAATCTTTTCAAAATTTTGAGGCTAATAATTTATTGCCTGTAGAAATGGCTAATTATGCAAATGGCTTAATTAAGCTTAAATCTGATCAACAAACATTAGATTCTGAACAGCAAGCACTTAAACCACTTGAAGAAAATAATTTAAAACAGATTGAGGATTATGCAAATTATATAAGAAAGATTGGTGAAAGGTTTACTCCTCCAGAGCAGGCTATTATTGAAAATTATTGGCAGGGCGTTAAAAAAGAATTGAATCTTCGACAGGAAGAAATGACTCCTGGGACAGAAGCTTTCATGAGGAAGAAGTTCTTTGAGACGCAACTTGCTAATATTGAAGGTAACGTTAAAAGTGATACAGCAGCTCAAGGTGAAGCAAAACAAAATGTTGTTCCATCTTTAGCTGAGCAGAACAAACGACAGCAGTGGTTTCAACAAATTGCTAAAGATCTTGGTGATGTTCCGTCAGTAAATAGCCAGGCAGTTCAAACAGAAATTCCTAGAAACTTGCCTGGAGGTTTGCAGAGTGGGTTCACTAATGAACAGCAAGTAGGTAGTGTTCCACAGTTTCAGGTTGGTGAAAATCAAGAAGCATTAGGCAATATAACTATTGATTATATTAAAGAAGCTTTCCATGATCAAAAAGTTATCCAGCATGAAAATGGTTCAATCTCTATTCAGCTAAAAAATGGACAAGGCGTAACAATCAATAGCATTCAAAATGCTGGTGATGGCTTTGTCAGGTTAGCTATTGAAACTGGACAGATGTCAAAGAATGGAAAGATCCTTGGCATTACGATTGGGAATGAAATTCTTCTTGATGAAAACTTTGCAGATAATAAAACTCTTTGGCATGAGAAAAAGCATGTCCTTGACAACTTGGGATTGATTACAGAAGCAGATAACAGCGCGCTTAATAAGGAGTTTAATAAACTTCGCAAGGCAGGCAAACTTGATTTTGCTCTGAGTACTTATAATGATCCAAAGAAGAGTGAGAATGAGAATAAGAAGCAGCGAATGGTTGAGAATCGTGCGAACATGTTTGCTCAAATCATGGTCAACAGAGCTGAATATCGCAACACTGCGTTTGGTAAAGTAATTCAAAGAGTGATGGATTTTTTTCAGCAACTGCTAATCTTTGGCAAGCAAACAATCTCAGGGTTAGCTCGTGAAGTAGAAAGTGGAAAGATTTATGAACGTCAAGTTAATGGACAAACTGTTCAAGTTACTGTTCCTCAAGCTGCAGAAGTAGCAAATAAGTGGTACTCTGCACTTGAAAATGCGATTGCTGGGTTTAATCAGAAGCAAGCAACACCTGATCAATGGAAAGGAATGATTAAGAACTTCCCAGGGATTAAGCAGAATGAACTTGATTGGGTTGGTGTAAATGAATGGCTTGATAAGCAGGAAGGAAAAGTCAGTCAGGCAGAATTGTTGAAGTTTGTTCAGGAAAATAATGTTCAGCTTGAAGAAGTTGTTAAAGGAGATTCATTTCTATCACCTAAAATTCAAGAATTATTATCTTCTGAAGGAATCTCTGCTGAATATGATTCACAAGTAGATGAATATTATTTTAAAGATTCTACAGGAGAAGATATAGAATTTAATGAATTATCAGATGATATTCAAGAAGCTATATATAATGAATATCCTGATAGGGTTGATACTAAATATTCAGGATATCAACTTCCAGGTGGAAAGAATTATAAAGAACTTTTGATTACTTTGCCTCCAGCTCCAATGACAAAAGAAGAATTTTCTAATCATGAGGCAGCTAGAGGAATTATTTATGGTAATGATGAAAGACTTCAGGAGGAATATAAATATTATCTTGAAGATCCAATAAAATTTTCTAAAAATAATAACTACCAATCAGGTCATTGGGAAGAACCAAACATTTTAGTCCATGTCAGATTTAATGAACGAACTGATGCAGATGGAAATAAAGTTCTTTTCCTTGAAGAGATTCAAAGTGATTGGCATCAGGCTGGAAGAGATATAGGTTATAAAGAACTGTTAGATAAACGATTTAAAGAATTAGATGCAAAAATACTAGTCGGAGAAAAACTTACTGAAGAAGAAAAGAAATGGTATCAAGATAATGAAATGTTGATTGGTGTGCCCAATGCACCATTCAAGAACTCTACTCAATGGTCCCTGCTTGCCATGAAGCGAATGGTCAGGTATGCTGCTGAGAATGGTTTTGATAAAATTGCATGGACTACTGGACAGCAGCAATTTGATCGTTATGCTCAGGGCACTGAAGAAGAAAAGGCTAAAAGACTTCGTGGGATGCAGGAATTTTATGATAAGATACTCCCGAATACTTTTAATGCAGAATTCAATAAGAACAAGTGGGGGAATGCAAGAGTAGAACAAATTGAAATGCCTTATGGAGAAGTTAATCCAATAACTGAAGATATTAGTTCTATATTTGTCAAAGCTATTCCAATCACGAACCGCATGAAATCCAAGGCACTCCGTGAAGGTATGCCGATGTTCGAGGTTCGTGAAACTCCAGTTCAGAAGATCAGCGATGAAGAATATCAACAACGATATAAAGATAAAAATAATATAGTTCGTAGAATTGGGAAGACTCTTCATATGCGGGCTAGTGAAGTTAAGCAGTTTATAGATAAATTTGGAGGCTCATCCTATACAAGATTGTTAAATGTAGATAAGCAACTTGCAATGGAGTATAGAAATATAGATATTAAAACAGCCA